CATACAAAACCATACTCGTCCTTGTAAGGAAAGACCATATCAGGGGAGTACCAGGTCTCCTTATCCATCTAGAAGTCTCCGTCTGCAACTTGCAGTACACGAATTCCGTAATCTCCCAAGAACTTTATAGCCCAGTTCAATTTATCCTCCACTCGTTGTCCACTTGGTTGAGAGCGTGTCCAAAGCTCTAGATTTTCCACACTATTATCGTCTTTAATACCATTTTTATGGTGAACATTTTCATGAGCTAAAAGAGGACGACCCAAGTGCTCGGACATTACAAACACATGTTCTAACATTCCCCCGCTACTATTAGCGTTAGGATGATTGCCAATCATATGTTTAGGCAGATGAATATAGCCCTTCGGATCTTTGCGTGGCTTAGCCTCTCCTCTAGGAGAAGCCAGTGCTATAGCAGGATCACCGTTTCTAAGTAATCTACCGTAATGAGTCTGACAATATATTTTTCTATGTATATACTTGTCACAACCATCAATAGAACAAGGACCTTCTGGTCTACGGTTAATCTTTTTTACGACTGTGGTATCACCATATTTCTTGAATCTTTCGTAATGCTTAGAGCAATAGCCTTTTACATATGAAATAATCTCACAGTCTTCCACAGAACATGGAAGCTTAGTCCGCTTTACAGGTGCTCCTAGAGGATCGCCATATCGTTGAACACGGTAGTAGTGCTTCTGACAATACCCACGTACAGCACTAGGTATGCTACAACTATCTACAGAACAGTTTGTCATATCTTAATCCTTTAGTAATCTAGTTATTTACATAACAGTATACTAGACTACTTATAATAAATCTAGAATGCTCCGTCTGCAACTTGCAAAACTCTTATTTGTAGCTTACGAAGACGACGTACAACACGGTCCCTGTCATCGAACCAGGCCAGGATATTGTACTTACCACGAATGTACTTGTCCACCATGTACTGCTTCACATCAGCATCGTTCCAGTCCTTCTGGTCTATACCATCGCGCATGTAGAATTCCTGGAACCTGATGTGATGAATAGCATTCCATTCCTCAGTGTCCGCGCGGCAAGTATCAGGGCGACCAGACATTCCAAAATGCGGAGCCCATGGCAGACCGTCCTCAATAACATCTTTAAGCAGAACGATATCTGCATGAGGTGCGTCAGTCAGGACACGAGTGTAGTCATATGGAGACCTTGCAACATGCTTGGCAGTGGTTCCGTCAGTGTCCCAGACAACACAGTAAGGTAGATCCGGATCAAACTCAAGAGGAGCTGACAGGACAACATCGTTCATCCACTCAGCAGTCAGCTTCCACTTATCAATTCGTGCAGCCATCTTACGGATAACCGTTTCACCAACAGAACGTTCTCCGTCAATTGCGCGGCTCCAGTCATTGGTGATGCAGTCCTCAGTAGTAATATGGCTGAAATCCTGGACCTTGAACAGTACTTCACCATCAAAGAGACGCTTGATGCGCTTAGGCATATTCTTCTCAATGTGAGTGTTGTCCACAATCACGTCCTTGCCCGCCTTTACAGCAGCAAGAATAGCCTTGTCCTGGATATCCAGTGCAATAGCCTCAGCATCCTTTGAGTAAGGAAGTCCAACCATTGCACGGATGTCATCCATGTTCACACGGACAATCTGACCATTGGACTCCTCTACCTGCTGCTTGGCCCAGGTACTCTTGCCACTAGCGGGCAGACCGCGACAAAGTGTAATCGTAGTCATTTACTTATCCTTCCACTTGTAGTATCCTAGTACGTTTACACCAACGAAAAACGCACAGATAACAATGAACGGCCACTGGTGCGTAAATATGGCATAGACAATCCATAAGACATTGTAGATAATACCTACTGTCAAACCCTGCCTACTCTTCCTTACAGCCAGCATGTAGTATCCAATGATACCTATAGCTGAAAGGATAGAACTGAATATCACTGCTCTGCCTTAACTATTCGATAGATGAAGTTGGGATGATACTTCTTGTAGAAATCTTCCTGGCCCTTAAGAATGCGGGAGTTGTATGCAGTCTCATTGCGCTTCCACACATTATCAGGATAGAGCCATTCCATGTAGTACCTGGTCTGGTCGCATACCTTGCTATGCTCAGTTGCTATCTCCAGCATCTTGGTCAGAGTAATGACCTCAGCATTTTCTGCAAAATCCGTTTCACAAACTGCACATGTGAAGGCCACCGGATAGCTCATACCAGAATCGCTGGCTTCAAAGTTATCGAAGTTTCCCATGACTTCCTCCTAAGATGAGATCAAGAGGACAGAGGATGCTTCCCCCACCCTGTTGAACCAACCTTACACCTGCTGCTACAGGTTGTCCAGCGCTTCCATCATCTTCTCTCGCGCAGCATCGTACCCGGAATCATAGCCGCTCTCACGACCATCCTCAAACCCGATACTGTAGGAATCATCGCTCATACTAGAGGCAAAGTCATCCATAACCTCAGTAAGCTCCTCAATCATCACCTTAAGGTCATACGGAAGGAACACATCCCTGTCAAACATGGAACGATCCTCCAGAACCCGCAGTACCTTCAGAGCAGTAGCGAGACTGTCAGTCATTAGAACTCCTTAGTGTTACTGTAGTGGATCTCAGCATTGGACAATTCATCCTGGACGTCGTCCATAAGTCCTAGCAACTCAAAGAAGGCGTCATCCATCTCTTCCCACTTCTCCTTGAGAGAATCGGGTACATCATAGTCGTCAATCACATGAAGGCCATAAACCAGCACCTCATAGAGTCCACCTTCCCACTCGATCTTGCCAAGCAGGTCATAAATGTTATGTGATTCATCCATAGTCATCCCTAAAGTCGTGTGTCCTTACCCAGAAGAGGGTAGGAGTCAAAGGCATCATGCTGGAAACTCTCGAAAGAGTCTCCGTAGACCCCTCGCATTGACTCAGGGTCGATATTGGTAGTAATGATCGTGGGCAGAGCACTGTCATACCTTACACGGATAAGCTCATGAAAGAAGCTCTCGGTAAAACCTGACTGTGTACGGTACTCCTGACCTATATCATCGATAACCACAAGTGATCGTGTCCGTACCGCCTCAAGTACAGCATTGGCCTTTACCTTGCGTTCGCTTCCTTCACTGTCAAAGGTATTGGTCATTGCGGATTTAAGGTCGGAGAACCTTATGAAGTAAACCTTGAGAAAAGGGTGCTTACGCTGTACTTCCATAAGAGTAATAGCAGCAAGCGTAGTCTTACGGGTTCCATTGCGTCCGTAGAACAGCATGCCCTTACCAATATTGTCACGGCTTTCAGGAAAGTTACCGGAATTCGCTCGTTCCTTTGAAACATAATGATCCATGAAATTGTCAGTAAAACTACGTGCGGCGGACAATGCCATCTTACGGGTTCCGTTAACCTTGTCAACAGGTACATCAGAATCATAATCCTGAAAGCTCATACCACGCAGCTTTATAGGGATATTCGCGCTTCCCCATCGGCTGACAAAATACTCCTCAGGCAGGGCTACCATGCTTCTCCTCCCATTCGCGTTCCAATCTGTCCCACTTGTCTTCAACTACGACAGGCGCAAGCTTAGCACTGATCTGTTCTGCCCGATAGAGAAAATCCTGCCAACCAGGGTTCTTTCCTCTGAGTGATGCATCCTGCATGTACAGGTCCATCATCGACATCATGGTAGCAGAGTCCGTCTTGTCTTTCCAGTTGGTAAGAGACCCAGCCATAGCACGTACGTTGATTACTCCGAATCCTGACCATGCTGCTGCCTGGAATCTCTTACGGAAGTATTCTGCCAACTTCATTGAATTGAAAGATGACTTAGGGACGACTTCCTCTTCAGAGGTGTCATCCCATAAATCACCCCAAGCTCCTGGGGACACTATTCAGTTCCCCTTGTCGTGTGCTCTGCGGATCTTCAACAGGACACCACTGGGCTCAGTATCTATGTACATATGGTAGAGGCCTCGGGTAACAAGCTGCCATGTCAATGACTTCTCTATGGCAGATGGAACTGTCTCCTTGTAATCCATCTCAGCACACCACTTGGCATACTCAAAGTCATAGTAAAGCTGTCCACCGAACCAATCGGGAAAGTCATCAAGGAGAGACTCCCAAACCCACTTAGGCTTTGTCATGCGGACTCCCTATTGATCAGGTACTCAATGTACCAAATAGCCTTCTTCAGATCCTCTACACCATTCTTGTCCCTGTATCGGAGAAGATACTTCAATGCAGACCCCTCAAAGAAGTCCAGACCATTAGCTGTGATGACATCAATGGGCGAGATTCCCATCTTCTCATAGTGGTTTCCACCAACCTGCTTAAGCGTATCCTTGGGTGCCAACTCCAGAATCCACCAGGAAATCTGAAAGCTTTCCGGGCTGAGAGTATCATGGCATTCAAGATTGTACTTCTGATGCATATGAATGCCATCTATATCAACAGCTTCCACAACCCAAGGATGGTCAGATCCGTAGAAACTACTGGTAATAATATCTCCTGCAATAGGAATAGCCTTAGACATTTCGCTCCTTGATAAGTTCAGTCATAGTACGGATAGTACGAGAGAATGCTTCTCCCATTTGTGCAATGTTCTCGCCGAGTTCCACAAGAAGGACATCTGTCCGAGAATTGTCCCAAGGAGATACATTCTTGGCAACATCATCCCAGATTTCCTGAGTAGTAACAGGAACAAGCTCAGCCTTCTTTGCTGCCTGCTCCTCCACCTTCTTGGCCACGAATGCGTCAATACCTGAAACGCTCTGTACGGCTGTCTGAGGCTCTGAAACAGGCTCAGTGGGCTTGGGTGCCACTGCCTTCTTCGCAGCCCTCTTACGGGCCACTGGAGCCTTCTTAGGGGCTACTCCTGACTCTACTGCCAGAGCTTCCTGTTCGGCCTTGAACTCTTCCTGCTTACGCTCACGGTCAGCCTTGTCCTCAGCAGACTCGTATCCTTCAAAGACGTCCACCATACCGTTGAGGTTCAGCGTCAGGATTTCGGAATGGGACTTGGCCTCATACAGGATCTCCAGATCGGACAGGGACGACTCACCCTGAGTATAGGTACTCTCAGGATCAAAGAACATCAGGAAGACAGTCTCATCTCCCTCTGCCGCACGGTCCTTGAGGAGCTTGAAGCCAGTGCTGAGTGCAAGGTGCTCATCCTCAACCTTGATGATGTCGGGAAGGGCAGCAAGATCCCTGTTCATGGGAGCATCCTTGACCTGGATGACCTGAACATCTGCATCGGTAGCAATGGCATACTTGGTCATAAGATTCAGAGCAGGACCAGACCGGCCAAGGATAGGAAAGATAACCTTCACCTCTCGGATGCCAACAGCGTCAGGGTCACCCTTCTTTCCGAAAACCCAGTCGTCAAGGTTCTCCTTCAGATTGGCCGCAGAAGTCTTACCAGTACCGGCAACCATGATCGTCAGGTCACGAGTGAAGTCACGCAAAATTTCCTCCTTCAATAGGAAAGCTCCTGTGAGCTTGGATTAACCATAGTTCACAGGAGCTTTAGAGTCAAGGAAGAGGCGGGATGTTAGACTGTCGTCTCACTCGCTTCTCCGCAGCTCTAGGCACTGCCTTGTGTACCGTGGTGTCGATGAGAAGGACTATTCCACAGACAGCAGAGACTGTCAAGTACTGATGAGGAACGAAAGTGAGGCCGTAGGCTAAGCCAGGTAGTAGGATAAAGTGAATCAACCAGTCGGGTAGGTTGATGTGTGTCTTCAGGTATGTCCAGAGATAGACTAAGCTCAGTGCCATTAGTAGTAGGTTCATGTCAGTAGCCTACCAGAGGTTGCTGTACTTGACACTGACAAGAAAAGTTTGGTAGTCTCTGGTATGTCGAAGCACTACCCCATAAAAGCATATAAAGATAAAAGAGTTATAATCCTTATTTATTAAAGGACTATAACTCTTTTTCTATTAGACAATAACTTAACTAACTGGTTGAGCAAACTTAAGAGTATAAGTTTCTCCAACAGGAAGAACAGAAGGTAAAGCTACATTCAATCTGTTAAGTTTATTAGTGTAGTTACTGTAATAGTAAGATCTACTGTTATTAACTACTCCACCAGATTCCCACTGGTAATCAGAAGTAGAGAATCCACCATCAAAGAAGGAATTTACATTCTGACTTTCTTCTACAAGAATTGAATCAACCCAGAAAGTAAAGACAGGTTGAAGAATATAGTTCCCATACATTACATAGAAGTAGAAACTGTAGTCCTGTACTCCACCTGGTGGAACAGTATAGGTGGTTGAAATTCTGGTCCAACCATTGACTGTGTTGGTAGCTTTAACAGCATTGGTACTCAGTGCATTTACACCAGTGAAATTAGAGTCGTAGAAGTTCATCATTACATCTGGACAACCAAGACTCTGCTTTACATAGGCAGAGATAGTATATGTATGTCCTATCTTCAATCCTTGTACTACTGGGACACTTGCTCCACCAGTAAAGCTTCCTGGAGTAGAAGTTCCTAATTGTCCTGTGGTGGTATTACCTGAGAATGAACCTGAAGGAGCTACAAAGTTTACCTTCATGGAACCAAGGGAATTGAATCCAGTAGTTCCATCCCATGACATTGTTACTGGATTAGGAGTACCTGACGTATTTACATTCGTCTGGCTCCAACCAGTTGTGTTGGTATTGAAACCAGCGTTCATCACATAGTTGACCCTGTCAGCATTTACCACAATATCAGCATTACGGGGATTGGAATATGCTGGTGTCACTTGTCCAGCTATAAAGGTATTAGTTCCTACAATATAGTGATTGTCCATATGGACAGTTTCTATAAGACTTCCTGAATTTATAACGACAGGAACTACTGCCATCCATACAGAATTAGTAGGTGCTGGTACACCGGCGGTATTTATAATACCTGTCTGCCAAGTTCCACCACCAGGATGCACGTTCATATTGGAAATGGTTGCGCTGGCAATAGTATTACTGGCTCCTGCTGTAAGGATATTGAAGTTGGCGTCATAGTACAGAATTGTCGCAAACCAGTTTGTGTTGGCTCTTACCGCATACAGAGATACAGAAGCATACAGGCTTTCATAGGTAGCATTCTGTAGTAGCACTGATGCCATTCCCGCCTTTTGCGGTAGCGGGTAGTAAGCCAGCTGTCCTGTTCCTATTGTTGTAGGAGAGGCTGTGCTGATGACCTTCCCCGAATAAGCTCCTGTCAGAGTTATGTCCGAACTTCTGAAAGTCGTAAGAACTCCTGGTCCGGAACCATAACAGCACTGATTTACATACAGGGAAGCGTCTAGGGACAGACGGTTGCTTATTCCTACCAATGAATTGGGAGACAACTGCACGCTGCTGAGGAAATTCGTACCTGTCTGCGGAATTGCATGGCTGTTGGCATCAATAGAAGCGTACTCAGCAGGCTGCCAGTAAGAACCATCACGGTACTGTGTAGGAGCACTGAGGGTTGCCAGTGAACGAACCCACTTGTTCTGTGTGAAGGTCGCTCCATTGCTGCTTGTAGCAGAATTGAATATAGGAGCGAAGTAACCGTTGAATCGTGCGGAGTCCAGGTTACCTGCTCCAGTGGTGCTTCCCTGGCTAAAGGCAAAGTCTGTTACTCCACCCTCAGGTAGTCCCAGAGAGACGTTGAAGTTTGCACGAAGCCCTGAGATGCCGTTTACAGAGGCTTTCAGCGCGTTGGGAGAAGATAGTACTGCCAGACCGTGTGCGGCTGCTGAAGCCCCTGTTGTGGCCGATAGAGCCAGTGTTGTGCCCGGCAGGTTGATGTGGGAAACCAGTGCTAGGTTTCCTGGACTCTCAATACCTGTGAATCCTGCAAAGATAGAGACAACCACAGAGGATGTATCCCACAGATAGGAAACACTTCCTAACTCTGTCCAGGTGCTTCCGTCAGGAGATACATCGAAATGAAACAGCACAGAGTCATTGCGAATTCTCCAGTAGGCATGGGCAGTAGGATTATAGGCAGGCATATTGGAAGCAATATTTACTACGGAACTATTGTTTACACCATAGGCACTGAAGTTACCTTGTGGACCCACGGACATGGTTACATAGTTATTGTTGTTGTCCTTGACAATAAGAGCTGTCTGGGTCCCGCCGTTTCCAGAAGGAGCAGGAACTATCTTGGCGAAGAAGGAGTCATTGGTTATGTCGTAAAGGGCAGCACCAAGGTAACTGGGAGTAGATGTAGCCTCAATGTACGGAAGGTTAGTAAGTACATCTATCCCAAAATTTCCACTAGTGGTATTCCACTGGGGATTAAGTAGCTCAGTACCACCACCATAACTGCCGCTTCCATATCCGAAAGCTCCATAGCCATCGGGTAGAAAGAAGTCAATGAGAGTACTGGTTTTTGGGTTTGCCATTTACACTGCTCCAGACGCTGAGTACTTGTGAATAATTCCGAATTGCGGAGTACCACTCAAAGGATTGCTTATGTCTACCAGTTGTACCAGGGTTCCCTTACTGTCTCGGGCATACTTGGATACGATTATATCCGTAGTTGTAATATCTACGACTATACGATCTCCGTCAACAAGTCTGGTCCAGTTGGTCACAAGACTTTCCACACCAGCAGCTACCTGGTAAAGACTCTTTCTCGTTACGTAGAAGAAATTGCTGGCATTTACATATCCGAATATAATACCGTGAGCCTTATGAGTAGTGTCGTTGTAGTCCGTAGCAAAGGTAAGAGCTAGTCTTGCTTGTGCCAGACCAATAGGCTGAAGGATATATTCATACGTAGTGGTGCCTGCGATAGTAGGATCTACGAATGCCATTCCATGATTTGACTTCCACAATCCTGCTGTTGAAGGTGTAGCTGTCCAAGCTGATGATGGAAGTGTTATGTCAGTGGTTCCATTCAGATCCGTATAGTCAGTAATAAATCTGGCCAGACTACCCGTGTACACAGTAGTTGTCGGATATTGAATAGCTATATTTGTCAGGTTGGTTCCATCACTGGCGTAGAAGTTTGCGTTTACCGCATACTGTAGGGCACCTGTTCCTGTTGCAATACTACCGAAGTATGCGCTGGCAGTATAAACAAACTCAGAAGGCTGTACATACACCCAGTTGAGATTGGAGTAGTAGTTACCCGTTGGCTGGTAGTTAGTATTCGGATTAGTAGCAAGGTAGATAATTCCGAAGAACTGAACCTTGTCTCCTACTGCATACTGAGTGACTTTGTCCCAAGGCTGTACCTGAGGAATAGGCACACCGTCTTTTACAGTATTAGGACGATCAGTAGTAACGAAATAGAAAGCCTTCCACACCTGGTTGTTAGTCCCTGGTGTCACTACTGTAGTAGAAGGACCATTAGGAGCAAGTGCTACGTAGTAATATCCGTCTGCTCCAAGTACATAATTATTTATTACATAGTTAGCGGCATTGGAATAATTAGGTGTATTGATAGGAGAAATACTGTAGATATCAACAAACCCAGCGTTGAGATTAGTGGTCTGATTAAATGCTAGAGCATTCCAGTTGTGGATAGTAGTATCCGTAGGGTGGGGTAAACCTGCTACTACACCAGTAAGGGTAGCTGCGGCTCCATTAGGAACAGCCTGCCATGTGGAGTAGAAAGAAGTCTCAGGATTTAGCAGGGTAGTTGTGTCAAGAACCTGTAGCTGAACCTGCCACCATGTATTGCTTGTTCCCAGTCCTGTAGGAGCCTGAGCGGTACCAGCAGACTGTACAAGGTTCTTGTAGTTGTATCCGCTGTACTGGATAAGCTGGTTGGGGAAGTAGGTAGTATTCGCACTCCAGCTATCATAATTTGGATGCACGAATGCGGACTGGTCCCCAGTATTCAGCAGATTTGTATTATAGGTAGACGTAGAATCCCAACCGGCTAGGTCGGCAATAAGATTGTGTAGACTCTGAGCCTCACCCTTAAGCTGATAGTTCACAGTAGCATTCTTGATACGTTGTCTGCGCTGCTGAGGTGTGGACATGTAATCAGTATTGATACCTAGTTGCTGGCCCAGAATATCCAAGGATGTAGCAGAAACTCTGTCCGCATTATTAGAGTTCAGATAAAGGTCATAGCTGTTCTTTAGTGTACTGAGTCCGAATCCGAATACATTCAGATAGTTCTGTAGAGAAGGATTGTCTACAGTAGTGTTTCCGAAAGTGTCAGAGGAAGTAATCTTGTACGGCTGAGGAGTTCTGTTGTACAGCAGGGAACCATATCCAGAATTACCAAGGGAAAGAGTTGCTGCATATCCTGCTGGATACCATGTAGGTATATATGTTGAAGGACTCCAGAAGGAACTACCAGCAGCAGGAGTATTACCTGTATTGACAGTTGTAAGACTGCTCCAGTACACACCGTTGTACAGTACCTGCTGATTGGTTACATAGCCTGTTCCCACATTCCATGTAGGTGCCTCAATAGTGATGAACATGGTGTAGTAGTAGATCGTACCTGTAGTAAGACCTGTATCATCATAGGATCTCACCATAGTCCCAGGAACGATTTCCTGTAGTAGCACACCATCATTTGCAGTAGAGGGATACCCATAAGTACTACGAACTAGGTGAAGAAACTTCCAGGTGGTTGTATTAGGAGACTGCCACTGCAACTTGATTTCGTTGTAGTTGGACTGTGAAGCTGTAAAAGGAGTTACACTGTAATCCGCAGGCTGTGAATATCCGTAGAAGTCCTGCCCATAGATATCGACTCCATAGCCTTTGCTCATGTGTGCTCCTTATATATTGTTCAGTGGAGATGTACCAGCGTGGAAAGCTGTAGTAGGTGGATCTCTGTGGTAGGTAACAGCCATCATAGCTGTGGCAGTAATACCTGTTGTCAGTACATTCTGTACAGCTATCATTTCAATAGTAGTACCTTGAGTCCAAGGCAGTGTAATAGAAGCTGACTGGTGATTAGATCTCTGCCATCCCTGAGGGAAGTATCTAAGATCGTCTACGTATTCATATGTTCCACCAGCGGGTAGCGCTCTTATACCTAACCCACCTGCTCTGTTAAACGGTGTCTGCTGACTGTCGGCTGGTTGATTGTCTGCGTGCCATCTTATATAGATGTCAAAAGTATATACACCTGATCGTGTACAGGTAAGAGTTGGTCCACCACCCCACATATTATGGGTGTCCCAAGTCTTACTGGTCCACTGGATAGGGACAGAGGTATTGTATCCCACGACAATATTGTTGGCCCAGACATTGGCGTAAGGCTTTGACTTCCCTTGTCTTACAGACGTTATTCTTGAAGATACAGTAGGCCAGGAAGCAAGCTGCCCATCGATAGTGTCCGTATTAGGAAGAACACCTAGTATATTCTGAGTAGCTGATATCTCATCATACGCCACATTTACGTCAGCAGCTTCTACTAGTTCTGTATAGTCCACACGGTTAGAGAACTTCTTTACTGCGTTAGGATAGATTGCTACCATGGTTACTCCTTATGGTGTAGCAGTTACGGATACAACAATATTACCAACAGTGGGTAGCTCGAAACTTCTCATAAGGATATCCGCAGCACCTGACTGAACAGCATCTGATCGTACAAAGAGAGGAATATTTACATACTGCACACCTGGAATATTGTACAGTGCTGAATAAGCAGAGCTAAGGGAGACTCTCCCTCCAAGAACTACATTACTAGGTGCGAATAGATTCTGTATAGCCTGAGTAGCTGCTATCTGAATAGACGCAGGATTATATCTAGAACTACATCCTATCGTTATTGGAGTGCTGTTGGCTCCCACATTAATAGGTACGAGAGTAGCGGAGTTTACAGTAACAGTAGTACCAGCAAGTGCATTGGCCTGTAGGAATGTTGTTGTCTGGTTTATAACAGACTGCGTTGGTAGCACGTTACCGACACCAGTTATGTACACTGTGATATTAGTGTAAGTATTTGCTACCGCATTAGCCTGAGAAACAGTCGCAAGACTCATAGCAAGATTGCCGTAGTCCGCAAGGGTTACGGCTCTTTGCTGTGTAGTGAAGGACTTAGGAGCGTTGACTCTGATCTGGTCTATGCTCTCGGCTGCTGTGCCACCTGTTGTACTTGTGGAGCTTATGATATTGACACCAAGAATAGGAGAAGCAATATCAATAATGGAATTAGAAGTAAGGTTGCCTATAGTTCCACCACCTACACGATAGTTAGCATATACCTGTAGACCTGCGGCAGGAATAGAACCATTGATATTATCGCCGAAGTTGACTGTAACAATTCCCTTGGCATCTACTGTCTCTGCCCATGCCAGATCATTGGACTTGGAGGACTGTAGTGAATTGACCTGGTTCCAGGCAAGAATAGGATCTACGTTGGTTACCCCAGGGAAGTTAGGGTTCTGAACGTATACAGTTACCGACCCGCTGACTACAGGATTATTTGCCAGAGCAAAAGTCTGCAACTGGGAGCCATCAGAGGTTCCAAGTAGTTCTGTAGTGATAGCGAAAGGAGATGCAGTACTATTTCCTATGGTGAATACAGCTTTTCCCTGTGTTACTCCCTGCACAACCGGCACAGCCACAGTCCCACCGTTTGCAGGAACCGTAGCTGCCTGAGTAGTCTCAAAAACGATAGGACCATTGAGACTACTGATGTAGTCAGTTGTTACCTGGGTAGCCAGTGGAATGGGAACTGCTGCTGAAGTAGTAGCAGTCTGAAAGGTAACTGTTCCTGTAGCTGCTTGAGGTTGCCCTGGTGTATATCCGAGAAGCTGTGCCAGTAGAAGAACAGAGGACAACTGAGTAGCTGTGCCTATATATGCTTCCCCTAGAATACGGTCACCATAGTAGGACAGTACGTCTAGTTCTCTGGACAGGGATTCCAGGAGCATGACTTCTAGGCTTCCCGGATTCTGGTTGGTCCATTCTGGGAAAGCTGTTGTAGCGAATGTCAGCATGGACTGTAAGAAACCTGTGTAGTCCTTACTGGTGTAGTCGATAGCGGGAACACCATTAACCGTTGCCATTAATATCTCTTCTCCTTAACCGTTACCTGCTAGAGTAACGTCCTTGACGGTTCCACCAACTTCAACAGTAACCATGTTGGCAGCCGTAGAAGCTGCTGAACCCTGAAGCAATGGAGAATAGTTTACATTGACTGCTGCCACACCATCATTTGCATTTCCTGTCACAGGCTGAACAGACAGAACCTTTAGACCAGGTTCGTACAGGTTCAACTGCTGCGTTACAAGAGCGGATAGTTCTGTGGCAATAAAAGCATTATTGGGATCGAATAGAAGCTTTGACAAAGGCAATCCCATTTGGGCACGCATAGCTCGCTGGCCAACTTCAGTAGAAATAATAGCATCTACTCTCTGCTGAACTTGTGTACTGTTATCAGTCTGTATAGACACGGCACCATTCTGAAGAACAGTGAACGGAATTGAAATTTGTGAACCCATATTATTATCCCATACTAAGAAAGGTTACCCAAAGGAACTATGCACTCGTCTACCCAGTACTCATTATTTATAGCTATGCCGCCACCCATCAGCGTAGTGACACTAACGACACCAGCAGAAGTTATCTGTAGACCGAAGGACGTTACTGTGGCAGCATTATTTCTCTTGGTGTCGGCCCAATAAGTAGCTGAAGGACGGTATCCAACAGGTAGTGTGAATACAGCAGAAGAAGGTAATGTTCCTCCGGCCATAAAGCATCCACCAATTACCAGATTGTCTTCAATATCTAATCTGAATCTCAAGCTCTGATTACCAGTGGTTGTATTGAAGGTAGTAGAAGTCAGCCAGTTTGGATTGTAGGAAGGAGTCTGCCAAGAAGCGTTGGCTTTTATGAGAGGACTGTTTACCTGTAGAACTCCAGTAGCTCCTAAGTACACATAGGAAGAATTGGTTACATAGAAAGGCTTGGTAACATCTCCCCCGTTGAATCCGACCCACACTACTGTATTGACATTGGGTACAGGCATCTGTGGATTTATAGGTTCCGCTGATCTGATCTCCGCTGAACCCGCGACCTGAGGACACTGGACACGTATCTTGCCTGTATTCGTGCTGTCTGTATTGGAAGTAACGACAGCTCTGTACAGCGCATCTAGACTAGGTTGCATAGATAGACGCTCCTAAGTTAGATGACTTCCAAGTTCCGCCTACCAAGACTGATGGGACAGACTGTGATGTTGCAGCCGTCTGCGCAATGTTGGTAGTCACTGCTGTGTGTATCTGGTCTCTCTCTAATTGTGTACTCATCATATATGTAGAAGTGACATGACTTCCATTAGGAGAAGGTAGTTCCAGTGTATGCGTAACACCATGTACCAACCATAGACCCTCTTCATCACTTGGAAGAGAATTACCTATAAGATTTACCAGAGTATTCGGCTTGACATGAGAGTCTCCCCACAGATCACTGTCCGCAGTATTCCAGTAAAGATTGTTATTGGCATCTGCTGCTGCCTTCTGTGCAGCCTCATAGTAGGACTCAGCAGGAGCTGTGGTGTAGTACTTAGTTATTGTAGGTACGTTCAGAACGCCACCAGAAGCATTAGTAACGTTGGCTGTAGAAGTAGCCTGTACCAGATTTGCGGTATTAGGATTAAGTCCTATAACATTTCTATTGGCTACGATACCTCCATCAGGAGTTATAGTTCCTACAATAGGTTCGAAGGATCTAATAGTATCCCAGATTCCTGGTGTATTGTATGACCAGAATTGTGGAATGTTTCTTATATTACTTCTATCCAATATCAATTGAGGATTAACAAAGTACAGATCAGTATTGTCTATATAGAATCTATAACCTATCTCGTCTGCCAACTGGCTTAGGAACTTGAAGTCACTAGTATTCTGTAGACGGTACTGAATAGCTGATGGATAGCTGTGGACAACAGAGCGGAAACCATTCTGTGTGGCTATAGTTGCTGCGATTGTAGAAGGACTAGTATGCTTCCACGCCACATTCTTGGTAGTCTGCATGACCTGAGAGGTACCTGTAATGGTGTACTGTACTGTTGTAGTTGTAAGACCATTGTAACCAGGATCGGCACCAGAACGTAGAAGCTTATACGATGCCACATATCCTAGGAATGGATATACGAAGTAAGGCTTCATTCCATAGTTGATAGTTACAGGTGTCTGCTCAGGTATATACTGCCAGCTATTTTTCTTATTCTGTGCGACATTCTTTCCCACATAAACAACATTGAGTAAAGCAATAGTGTGTGAATTAGTATTCTGAAGGATCTGTACACAAGGAGTGTACTGAGGAACCCTCTGGTTCCCATTGATAAGAACTTCAAAGTAGGGAACTGATGGAGAAGGATTAAGCATTAGGCACTCTGATCTGTGTACCAGCAGGCACACTGTCCCAGAACAGGATCTCAGGATTCACGTTAGCTATTCTCCACCACTGGGTCTCATCACCATATGCAGAGAAAGAAAGGTAGTCTATCTGGTCACCATCACTCCACACATGCACTGCGATGTTGTATGTCAGTGGCTGCGTGGGAGGAGTAATAATTATAGTAGGTCTGGAAACATTATTTCTATCAGCAATAGGAATAACAGTATTGTCTGCATAACGACTGAACACACTGATTGTCATAGTTACTCCTATCCCGCGATGTTGTAGTTATTGGATGATGTAGGCAGAACTGTAAAGGTTACATCCACTTCAGCTCTTACAGGAACCATGGCAGCACTGAAATGGCTCCATGTGATATCCATACCGGATATAAATCCGTAGAAGGATAGAGCGCCTGGACTATTAGCCCCGAAGTAAAGGTTACAAGGAGATACGATCATTGGTCCTTGAATGGTTACGTTGGTTTTCTGGGTACCATTGCTACCCTGCTGAGGATTTACCACACTCTGTGTAGCTGCCACAGAAGTATTAATGCCTACCAGATTGTACAGAGATTCTATATCTGCTCTTGCTCCATAAGTACCCGCAATAGTTCCTGTATAACTACTATCCCACAACTCAAAGGTTCTATCAAAGAGTAGGGCAAAAGAAATAGTAGTAGAAAGACCAGTAGCATACTGACCTGTGTCACTCTGATTTCTAGCACTGGCCGGAAGAATACCAGAGTTCATATCAATAGCTCTGGACTCATAGATAGTAGCAGGATTATAAAGGAAGTTCACTATATAACTTACGTTAGTAGGAACTCCATAATAGGCTCCTGCTCCACCTACAAGCTTTCCTCTTTGCAGATTTCCACCAGAGTTATATCCGAAACCATTGTTCAGTCTTGGATTGGTGGCAGAATTTCCACCACCCACATTAAGAATGCTGGGATGGAAGGGTGGATTGGAAACCACATTGGAACCTGGCTTACCACTTAGTGCCGGATACAGATTACCGGAGATCGGCTCATCAACTGTGCTTGGCATTACTGTCCAATCTGTAGGGTAGAGATACGAAGCTGCTCAGCAACAGCCTTGGTAACAGCCTTGCCGATATCCTGGGCATCCTGGTAGGAACCAGTGAATGTACTTGGTAGGTTAACAGTAACACCGCCAAGATGGATGGTTGCCCCTGAACCTGCCGCATTCTTCTTTACATTAGGATTGTTGGTGCTGTTAATAAGAGTCTGACGAATGGTCTCAGCTTGCTGTGCAGGAATAATCATCTCGCCCTTGTGAACAGTTGCTCCCTGATCCTTGTCAATATTCCATGCACCAGCCGCATACCAGTTGTTCTTCTGGTGGAATGCCCATGCTGAATCAGGGGAACCATAGCGTCCCTTGATATAGTCCATCATCCAAGAAAGCTGAGTATCTCCATTGGTCTTCCAGTCTGCACCCGCACTTGACATCTTGGATGCTGGTAGAGACTGAGGAAGACCGTAAGCACCTGATGAAGGATTGGTTGCATGTATATCCCAACCTGCCTCAGACATTTCAAGAGCATTGAATGATCCCCACTGACCTCCCCAACCATACTTGGCAAGTAGCGCCTTGGCGTATGACTGAAGTGCAGACTTGCTGTTGTTCCCATTTGCTACTGGAGTAGATCCTGTAGGAGATCCCGCAGAACTGACACCTGCTGCTGTAGTGGAAGATGCCTGAGAAGTTACTGGTGCACCACCTCCACCACCAGATAGAGCAGCAGCAACAATAGCTGCTTCACTTATTCCACCCATTCCCAAGTCTCCACCACTTCTGCTCTGTGAAGTACTCAAGGTATTGGAACTAGCAGAGGTACCTGTGGTTGAACTGCTGTTGCCCACAGAACCCACCACTCTACCAGCACTATCAAACTCACCAGGATTAAGAGAACGAATACGGACCGTAGCACCAGGATGAGGAGCTTCAATAATCTGTCCGCCGCCAATGGACATAACAACATGGTGAGCTGGGTTACCTACGAATAGAAGGTCACCAGCTTGAGTCTTGTTCTTGTCTACTGCCTTTGCAGACTTCTGCTGATCAGCAGCAACACGTGGAATCTTTACACCAGCTTGTGAGTAAGCCCACTGAGTAAGACCAGAACAGTCCATAGCCTTATTGGGTGTTTCTCCTCCCCACACATATGGGGTACCCAACTGAGTCTCAGCAGCTCTGACAACAGATGATGCATTGGCTCCAGAACTTGATGAAGAACCATTGGCTACAGAAGATCCACCATCAGTAGTGGTAGTGGAAGAACCCTGTCCATATCCGGCGGGAGCAGTTGGAGGTGTATATCCTCCACCCAGCATTTGAAGATACTTGGGATCAACATTTGCACCAGGATGCGCAGCAAACCATTCCTTGGCCTTCGCAGCTCTCACGCTCTGGCTCTTGCCCATGTAATTGAACATGGCACTTTCAAAAGATGAAGTGTCTGCACCACCCCTATTGGTTCTACTGTTTATAGTATTCTGCGTAGTCTGTCCCGCAAGAGCAGCAGCACCTAAGGCACCTGCACCAGGAAGCATTCTTGCCAGTAGTCCCGTACTTGCTGCACCACCTGCGACAGTAGTTACGTTGTAAACGCCATTGGCACCCATAGCTCCTAAACCACTAGTTGCACCTCTACCGAACAAACTCCCTAGGAGCCCGCCTGAGCCTCCCAAAAGTCGGGAAGCACCTAATAGACCTGCGCCTGCTCCAAAGGCCCCAGAGAAGCCTCCTAGGGCGTTAGAGACGGGACTGGCAGCTCCCGCTCCAATACCCAGAAGCTTATCCATTCCAGTTGCCTTCATCATGGCTGTCAAAGCCTGACTGAACTGGTTGATTACATTAGTAGTCTTGGTGAAAGCAGATGCCATTGTCTCGTTGACATCTTCCTGACGAGTCATCTGTGTTGAGCTGAGATTACGCTGTGCCTCAAATGCTGAAGTTCCGATACCTACACTCTTAAGTCTGGAGATAGCACTCTTATTTCCACCAGCGGCCTGCTGTGTAAGGGTGGAGTACTGGGCAGAAGAGATTCCCTTGTTCTGTGCTGTTACCTGTCCCTGTAGATAGTTCTGGTATTCCTGGATAGTGTTCTGGTTCCAGCCCATCTGAGCACCCCAGGACTGCATGTTCACATTAAGTGAGCCACCCTGCTGGATAGCAGCATTGAACTGTGCAGCAGTAAGCTTCTGATTACCGAAGGTTCTCTGCATCATTCCCTGTGCAATAGTACTCATGGAAGCGTTACGGTTAAGGCTCCCCAGTCCGTAAGCCTGTCCCATTATTCTGGAACGAGCTGAGAAGGTCTGCTGAGCTGCTGTAGCAGAAGTTGCGGCACCCATAGTAGGACTCAGGTATCCGAAAGCATTAGCTTGTCTGCTACCGTTTACAAATGCTGGATTGGACTGGCCATTGAATACAGCATTACCGAAGGTGTACTGATTGATGTAAGCAGCCTGCGCAGCATCAGTAGTATTCAGAGCGGCATAGTTATTAGCGAATGCCATACGCATTGCTACGTTGTTGCCTGTAGTTCCTCCACCGGCAAGAGCAGACTGTGAACCGTAGAAGTTCATCTGCATCATATTGGACATGTTCTTGTTGCCGTACTGAGTCAAGGCAGAGGCCACACCCATTGCGGCACCGACACCAGCAGACAGACGAGACCCGGCACCTAGTGCGCCGAATCCTCCGCCACCTCCATTGGATCTAGTTCCACCCTGACGACCGGAACCACCAAAGGAACCACCACCTCCATTGGAGCTGTAGCGATTACTGTTGGAACCTGCATTCCATCCGGATGCGGATGAGGAAGTACCTGTAGAGCGTTTGGTAGAACCCGTCAACCCATCAATACTGCTGACTAGCTTTCCTACATCCGCGCTCATTTTATTAACTTGTGTCGTTAACGAATCAACCGCCTGCTGAAGACCATTGGTCCCCAACAAGCGGCTGGCTCCGATATTGTTTTCCTCAGCCACTTAGTTCTCCTAGGGTAAGTCGTTACTCTCAATTTTACCTCATGGGTACTCCACCGAAAGTAACTCCAGCTCCTACAGGTCTAGTAATGACTTGAGTAGAGTTATTAGCTTGATGCATCTGTTCGTACTGCTGCTCTAGCTTGTAAAGGTAGCGCTTTACCCAGTGCTTGCGTTCCCTGTATGTTAGCTTGCGTGAATCGAAAATAGACCAGTTGAATCCCTCTTGGAGTTGTTCGTATTCCTTGTAGAGGGATTCGTAATTAGAGTTCCCGAAACAGAATGCCCACATTCAAGGGGACAGGAACCTCACCCTCGCACGCATGGCACTTTGCAAATACCTTGTCATAGCGTGGTCCTGGCTGGTTGTTGTATATATACTCTTGCAGAGTATTTCTGTCAGCTATACTCATTCTCTTTACATCTGACAGACCGTTGCTCATCTTCTCTGAACCATCAGGCTCAATGAAAGAGATAACACAGTTAGCAAGAGTTATGCTGTTCATTTCAGGAAGGGTCAGTACGTTCTTGAATATCTCATTCTGTACGGCACCAGTAGGGAAACTTATCTTTGCCTTACGTCCCTTACGAAGTTCTACAAGGAACTCTCGTTCCTCAGGATCATCAAGCTTGCCAACAGGGATGTCCTTGAGATCCATGGAAAGGTCATTGCTCTCGTCACAATGAGGACAAGTAACATTGAATACCTCAAACTCGTCACCGAAAGTCGCACGACGAATACCCAGCATCAGCATGTCCAGGTCTCCCTGCATCATGGAATCAAGAAGATCCTGCGTAGCCTTCTTGTCTCCTACAGATACCGTTCCACACAGTAGGAGAGTATTGATGTACTTGGCGGGGTTGGTAGCAGATCTAGCCTTTGCTATCTTTTCCTCATGCTCACCATTGAGTTCCTGTACCTCTGCATCCTGACGAATCTTTCCATCAATCTCGATACCCGCAGGAAGTTTTACATAGGTATCGGGCAGTTCCTCAATGGAAGGGGCAGGCTGTAGGGAATGAAGAACTCTCTTTGTAAGCTCATGAAGTTCTTGATCTGTACCCTTACCTACCTGCCCCTTGTCATCATCAAAGGACATTGAGTATTCTGGCTTTTGGTATTCCATTAATTCTCCAAATATTGTCACGAAAGGTTATACATCAGTCTAGCTTAAAAGTTAACTCCGCTCAAGCCAATCTGTGAAGCCAGCTTATAATCGAATCCTTCGTGAGCCAATGAGATCTGCTGCATAAGAACAGCGTTGGCTCCAGCATCTAGATCAGAGAATGCCATGGAAGTAATCCATGCATTGTAGATTCTATAGATAGCCTTGACAGGAACAGTTGGTGTGGTTACTGGGTGGTCCAGAACCATGACATCAACTGTTGCGCGGAAATCCTGACCTGGAGAACCTGTTCCTGTTCCCTGCATTACTGTGAATAGTTCGCGCATCCACTGCCACATAGGTCCAGAACCAACTGCTACACCTTGGGATAAAGTAATTGGTGCGAAGTCACTCTGCCCGGGCATTTTCTGTGTTGTCGTGTTCATTCCACCTTCACGATATGGAATAACTTCAGTGGTTACATTCAAACCACTTACAGTCATGAATCCCATAGTAGTGAAACCAGAAATATGTGGGTGCATGATATTTACATTGAACTTGAAATTTCTTAGTGGATCTGTGGCCAAGTGAGCAATAGACGGAGTTGCCTTAGCTGTAGGCGCGGTTACAGTAGTAGCCATTTAACTATCCCCTTATCCGGTAGTTGTTGTAGAAGCGGCCATCTGGTTAATGTCGATCACAACGAACTCAGCAGGACTGTTAAGAGCCAAACCAACTTGTACGTGGACTTCGCCAGCAGCGATGGTTGTTGGAGTATTGTTTCCAGAGTCGCACTCTACAAAGAATGCCTGACTTGCTGTGTCTCCGTTAAGAACACCCTGCTGCCAAATTCCCTGTAGGTACTGATTAACCACAGCAGCAAGTCTTGCCCATAGGTTTGCATTGTTGTTCTCGAAGATTGCAAACTGAGTAGCCTGTGTTAGTGTGTACTGGATATTCATCAGAGTACGCTCAATGGATACGTAGCGACTAGGTAGTGTAGGTAGAAGAGTTCTTGCACCCATAACACAGAATCCATAAGATGAAATATTACGGATGATGTTAATACCGTTGGAATTCAGAGTATCCAGGTTGGTGTTCTGGAATGCCAGTTCAACTCCCGCAACTCTCTGAAGAGGAATGGTTACACCAGCAGGAGACTTCTGTACACCAACCTGTGCATCTGTCTGAGAGTACAAACCTAGGACAGCTCCACCAGGTGGAAGAGTTCTTGTAGCACCTGGAGTAGAAGAAACAGGATCTGGAACCTGTACCCATGGAGCATAGATGGAAGCGGCAGATGTAGGAGTGATCTGACTGTTTCCCACAACCATGTTCAGATAGCTGTTCACAGTAGCGGACTCATTAGGAGTAAATCCATCAGTTCCGATTGTTGCAGGTGGCGCATCAATTACTGTGAAGATATTAGGAACAGACTCTGTCCAAGCAAGGATAGGATTCAGAGTAGTTGTAGAAGTAACACCAGGAAGGTTCAGATCAAGATTGCCCTGAATAGTATTAAGGGTCTGCGTAGCAGTAAGAAGACTCGGTGTAGCAGATCCGTCAGCACCAGATGCAAGAGCTATAGGAGACTGATCCTGTGGGGTGATGGCAGTAGTCCAGGTTGTATAAGTACCTAGGTCAACAGCATGGATGTACTTGGACCCAAGCAACGTAGAGTTAATCATAGATACTGCATAGCGCTGATCAGTTCTATTCATTGTCACATCAATGAAACGTTCAACGATCATTGCGTCAGCGGTTCCACCATAGCGCACGGTCAGATTGAATCTTCCTACACCATTAACAGAGTCAGTGATATCGATGAAGATCTGATTTCCCCAAGCTCCTACAGAAATACAGGAAAGCTTAAGAATTGGTACAGCAGTTCCAGTTGTATTGTAAAGAGGAATAGCTGTAGTAGGTGTGAAGCTACCATCATCAGTGAAGGTGACTGTTGGGGAGGTAACAGAGCTTAGTAGTAGTGGAGTAGATAGTGGTCCACCAAGTGTAAGGTTACGACGGTAAATCTTGTAACTGGTTGCTGTAGCTACAGCGGTCCAAGTTAGTACAACATTATTAGTAACCGTAAGAGTCTGATTAGCGATAGCCTGTACAGGTACAGATCCATTGGTTTCACCAGGAGACTTCACAGCAGTAACAGTGTACTCGTATGTGTAAGAAGGTGTGGTAGTTCCACCTGGTGTTGCACCAAGACCTGTTGGAGGAAGGATTGCTCCTACTCCTGCTTCACGGTCATTAAGAGTTTCAGTTGCTGCTACAGCATCAGAAGCTGCCGCTCTTACTATATAGCACTGGTTTCCATTATTGGCAAAGTACTGCCATACAGCAAAGGGAAGGTAATTGGCACCATTTCCGAATCCGCCGAACTGATCCACGAACTGGTTCCAACTATTTACAAGGGTTGGCTGAGTTGGTCCCTGAGTGTGAACACCCACGAACGCAGCCGTAGCTGCACCGGGACTATTAGTCCCAATGGTCAGCGGAGTCAATGATGTATTTACATATACACCAGGGCGCTGATATGTCATTAATATCTCCTAGCTAGGTAATTAATTGGTGGCTTACGTGTGGTCAACGATCAGCCACGCAACGGTTGATGTATCCGCCGCATTACTGGAGTGGATAACGAAAGATGTACCTGCTGTAATAGTACCAATATTTAGGAATCCTGCGGTTCCACCGGTTACTTGTGGTGTCAGATAGATACGACTATTAGCAGTTACAGCAGTAGTAGCTACAGTAACAGTTCCTGCAACAAGAACAGAAGTTCCCATCTTGGCATTCGTACCTTCTGCAATCTTTACACCGCGACCAGCAGTAACAATAGCTAGGTCAGTTGTTGTTAGACCAAGTTGATTAGCCGCAGTTCTTCCAACAGTTACATCTCTAGCGGCAGCACCAGAGCCTACCGTGAATGAGCCATCTCCAAGTAAGCGAAATCTATCAAAAGCATCTGCACTATTTACATTGGAGGACAAGATAGTATTACCACTTGCGGAAGGCTGTGCAGCAATATTTCCCTTAGCAGAAGCTGCTGTACCTGTACTACCCAAAGTTACACTGGTAACAAAGTTGAAATTACCAGCACTAGTTTCCAATACAGCAGAAGGTGTTGCAGTAAACCAGTTAGCAGATGTTGATCCGGTACCTTGGAAAGAGGCATTGATAAAACGAACAGCTTGTGCAGCAGATATATTTACAGTCTGCTGCACTCCAGGAGTACCTATGGTAACTATTGGGGAGGCGAATCTGCAATCATCAACATAGCCTGTTGAGGTTCCTGACCAGTTAATATCATAATTACTGCCAGTGGCTCCTTGACCACTAGTAGAAAAGAACAAGTCATTAAGATGAACAGGTGCCCCAGTACCCTCAACGGAAATACCATGAGTCTGATTATTAATGAAGCGTAGAGTACTAAGATGAATATTTACCGCAGCACCCGTAATACGCACACCTATAAGACCTTGCTGAATAACTCCACCGTCTATCTGAACATTCTGTGGAGACCCATTAGCGCTGTCTTCAATAAGAACATTGTTACCTGTGTTTGGGCCTAGTGCATCCAAATTCTTTATAAAGGATGCTGCACAGTTCCCCTTTATATGAAGACCCACACCTGTACCCAGAGATGTCCATAGGAATAGATTAGTAGCAAGAATATCCCAAGCATCTTCAATTCTAAGACCATCTAGATTAGCTGAGGCCCCTGTGGTAACTCCTCCGGAGATGTACTGAATATTGGATACGAAGGAATTTACAGCAAAACCAGAAGCAGTGTTTCCTAGGAATCTGATGCCACCAGCAGAAGATCGGATAATAACATCCGTTATCATAGTCGCATCAGGATTATTACTTGAACTACCTCCGGCTGTTACTTCAATCGCCCATCCGTTGATGAACCAGAATACGCAACGAGTAATCTTGGCACGACGTACAGCCGTTACTTCTACAGCATTAGCAATAGGATTACTAGTAGTCGTTGCATTATTTCCCTGAATAGTCAGGTCCACAACTTCACAAGTACTAGCAGTTATCTGAATAGCATAAGCTCCAGTAAAGCTGGAACCAATAGTAAGCTTGGCATTCTCTGAGCCAGAACCTCTAAGAACTGTTCCCACATTTGGGACAGTTAACTGAGAACTGTTAAGTAGGTAATTACCTGGTGGAAAGAATACTGTTCCACCATTAACAGCAGCATTTATTGCTGCCTGTATAGCAGCAGTATCATCAACTACACCATTTCCTACTGCGAGATAATCTTTAACATTGTATTGGTTTACTCCTGCTGCCACCCCAGCACTTATACCTAAATGGGATACCGCTAAAGGAACATTGGTTAGGTCACTTAGGTTATTCGCGCGCTGTAGCGCCCCAGCTATTGTGGAAGTATTGTTATTATCCAACTGAGTTAACGCAGCATTGAGAGAGATATCCCAATTCAAAGAACCCTTAACGGGTAGTACTACTGCCATGGAAACTCCTACTACTCGACTGGGGGAAGAACTGAAATAGTATTTATAACGGTCTGTACCTGTAGATACTTATTTACCTCTATAGGTAGTAGCTCTGTGGAAACTCTAACAGAATAGATGGAGTGGAATACTCTCTTATCATCAGTATCATGAGTGCTCTGTCTCTCTGGGCCGGACATAAGATCCATTCGGCGTACTGTGCCATCCTCAGGTATTGCTAGATAGCCATGTCTTACGCTAAGGAAATCAGGTCCAGATAGTACAGCAGAAAGAAAAGTAGAGTGCTTGTTAGTTCTGGAAAGTACTTCTATTTGGTAATCAATATTATACGGTATAGGAGTAAAAGCCCAGTATGGACTATTAGTGACGTCTAGGTTAGAGTCATTTATCCACTGCTCAAAACCTTCTGGAGTGTACGGCAACTGTGACCAACCAGAGGAAGCACGCTCTGCATCATATGACAAGCCAACATTGCAGATGATGATAGAAGGGTAGGTAAGGTCTACTAGTTCCGTATCATTGTCCAGCCAGGTAACCTGTACTGGTCTTCCTGTATCAGGAGCATTGACGTCCTGTACAACCATTCCGGAGAATTTTTCCATCATGGCTCTATCTTCATTGAAGATAAACATATAACTCCTTACTTACTGGTTGGCTGGATTAGGATTTAATGATGGAATAATCTGTCTTAGCTGCTTGCTCATTCCATTTGACGGCTCAGGAACCTTGTAGTTAAGTGGATAAGCACTACCATGACCACTGTTGTATGGATCATAGGAAGCATTGTTTAGATTCCACTGCTGCTCAAACGCTGCACCAGATCTGACATCTGTTGGAACAGCATACTGTGCGAACTGTATATCATTTACTAGCTCATCCGGCTTAACCTGTGTGGCATCAATAGCCACGATAATGTCTCGCTGTTGAATCTGTCCAAGAACCTGCACTGTAGTTACGCGAAATACCTTTGTGTCATAAACAAATCTATCCTTAAGATAGTTCGCAGTATTGATATCCATCTTATTCAGACCTAGCTTCTTCAACTGGTCAAAGGATAAGGTGATATGTGCTCTGTCGTTGTAGTAGAAACCATCTTCAGAGTTATCATTGTCTCCTTCAATGTGAATAACGTGGAGAGCTGGAACATTCATAGGACCAAAATAGATTCTACCCAAAGGAGAATCTGCTTCACCATAGACAGGATCAACACTGGACTGGTCATATGCAAATCTGAAATAGGCTACAGTGTCACCTGTCCATCTCTGCCAATCACGAAGACCTCCATAGATAGAGGCAGTTTCAAAGTCGACAGAAAAGCGGCCACCCTTCCAGCCTGCTCGGTCAATCGCCATAACGGCTCTCTTTCTATGGAGGTCTTCATTGGACTACAATCCCCAGAGGCCACCGAAGATAGGTGAACTTAGGTTGCTCTCGTCTTCTTCTCTTGCATCGATAGGAGGCAACTGACGACGTGGCAATTCGTAATCGTCGTACTCTCTGTCCTCAAAGATAGGTACCAAACGATTGGTAGTTCTGGAAACTCTACGAATCTTGGACATCTCTATTGCGTTTAGTCCTACGTTAAGCATAGCGCAAAGCTGGTTGTACCTTGCAGTCATACCATCGATCTGTTCACGGATCTGCTGGTATCTCTGACTACGCGGAACAGTAGTTCCATCAGCGGAAGAGATATCGATATCGGTAGAAGCATCAGTAGCAAGTGCCCAAAGAGCATCAATGGATGCGCGGATAGCTACTAGAGTTCCTTCAATCTCTGGGAGATTGGATAGATCCATTGGTACTCTGACGTACTTAAGGAATCCATTTGAATCCTTGTAGCGTGTCTTGGTTGTTCTACCATTGACGTGCTGAAGAGTCGCATCATTTATAAAATCTGTAAGCTCAGTATCGGAAAACATTCCACCAGCAAATCCTGATACTACAAGAGTATCTCCTTGAGGAAGTGGTGCTGAAGCTCCCTGTAGGAAGATGCGGCCTTCCTGACTATTGAAACTGTAGTCAGTATTGGCTACTAGAAGGATGGGCGCTTGGTTATGAATCCACGTTACTGTCACGTTCCATACATTGAAATCTGTAAGATCATAGGTGGACACCATTCCCGTACCTAAGAAGGTATCTGAGAATGGTGCCCCTGTGTCCCCCAGCTCAGTGCGGACTCTACTGATAATGTCCTGAGTAGTGAAGCCCATAGCTGGAACCTACTTACTGTTGTGTGAGTGTGATATTAGCTATTGGAATAGTAATAGATTGATTCTGTGGAGCCAGCACTGGTATATCCCACTGCCAAGTAGCAATAACTTCCCCAGAAGTTCCGGATACAACATTGACCAGTGCCCCAAATGTTGTAGTAGTTCCAGAGCCAGCAGCTCCTGTAAAGGGTCCGAATGTCAGAAGATTAGAATTCTGAATCTGACTGGTTCCATTATTAGGTGTAGATGCTGCTGTAAATGTAGCGACCTGTCGTGCATAACCTGTAGCCGCAAGTTCAGTAAGTTCTGATAGCTGCGGATTAGTTGGAACTGCTGAAGTAGTCGTAGGATCTGCGGTCAGTAGCATAACGTATGCAGTTGTCGGAGGAGTCCAACCACCTAGTGAAGTACCTGTAATCCAGTCCAGCATGGCACGGTCTGTTGTGTCGGTGAAATTACCTGACATATTGACTTCCTATTTTGTCGAGACAAAAGCTTGTCTTAGCGGTAGCCACCGGTCCATAGGAGGCCCTTACTGTCTAGGTGTCTCGCCAAATCCAGCGGCACCGTATACTTGCGGCCCTCTTCAAAGTTATAGTGCTGTCCGGCACCAAAGGTTACAGACTCAAGAGTAGTATTCGGGATGATCGTACGAGTCGGGGTTTCCAGCTCAATCTCTTCATCTCTTTGGTAAAGCTCATCCTCTACTACACGGGTAAGGGGACCATCTGAATAATCAATAGGAACTGCGTTCTCCTCGGCTTCAACCTCAGCCATCATAGAAATTTCCTGTGATCTCTTCTTGAGTTCAGCCTGGTTTTCCTTCTGAAGACGCTCAGTCTCAATACCTGTCAAGTCTCCTGCACGCTTGCGTGGTGCTGCCAT